TTGGGTTGTCGAACCAATTGAGCGTAGATTCATGGGAGGAGATTTTTGGATTTGGGAATACGTAGATTACTCAAAACAATATATTATATGTGCTGACGTGGCAAGAGGAGATGGAATGGACTATTCATCTTTCCATGTAATTAATATGACAGATTGTATACAAGTAGCAGAATATAAATCTCAAATAGGAACAAGAGAATATGGAAATATGTTAGTATCTGTAGCTACAGAATATAATAATGCAATGCTAGTTGTAGAAAATGCCGGGGTAGGATGGGACGTAGTCAATACTATCTTAGAAAGAGGATACAATAATATGTATTATTCACCTAGATCATATGGAGATATGCACATGGATAAATTTTTATATAAAATGGATTCAGAACAAACTATTCCAGGATTTACTACTTCTCCTAAGACACGACCTTTAGTAATATCTAAAATGGAAGCATATATTCGTGAAAAAGCAATAATTATTAAATCAAAAAGATTATTGGAAGAATTAAGAGTATTCATATGGCATAATGGAAAAGCACAAGCTCAACAAGGATATAATGACGATTTAGTAATGAGTTTGGGTATTGGGCTTTTTGTAAGAGATACAGCAATGAAATTCTTACAACAAGGGATGGAATTAACAAAAGCAGCTATGCTAGGAATGGGTAAAACAGAAAATCCTTATAAGGATATGTACCCCACAATACCTAATGGGGTTATTAATCCCTATAGAATTCCTGATGGTAAAGGTGGATATACTGACGTATCATGGGTTCTATAAAATATTTATACACATAAAATAAACAAATGGCAGAAAATAATAATCAAAATGATGGTCTTTTTACAAAATTAAAAAGATTATTTAGTACTGATGTAATTATAAGAAATGTAGGAGGAAATCAATTAAAAGTAACTGACGTTGATAGAATACAATCTTATGGTAATGTAAAAACCAATTCATTAATAGATAGATTTACTAAGTTACATAGATACGGAGCTAATATGCCGTATAATCCTACAATGAATTATCAAACACTTAGAATTCAATTGTATACGGATTATGAAGCTATGGACACAGAATCTATAATAGCTTCTTCTTTAGATATTATTGCAGATGAATCTACATTAAAAAATGAAGCTCAAGAAGTATTACAAATTAGAAGTGCTGATGAAAGTATTCAAAAAATATTATATAATTTATTTTATGATATTTTAAATATAGAATTTAATCTTTGGTTGTGGATAAGAAATATGTGTAAATATGGAGATTTTTATCTACACATGGAAATAGCAGAAAAATTCGGAGTATACAATGTAACTCCTTTATCAGTTTATGATATGATTAGAGAAGAAGGGATGGATCCTAATAATCCTAATTATGTTTCTTTTAAAATAGACCCTATGGTTATTTCTGCGGGTGGAATAAATTCTCGTTCTAGAGATAGAGATGGTAAAATTAAGTTTGAAAACTATGAAGTAGCTCACTTTAGATTATTAACAGATGCCAACTATTTACCTTATGGAAGAGCATTTATAGAGCCAGCTAGAAAAACGTATAAACAATATACTTTAATGAAGGATGCGATGTTACTACATCGTATTACAAGAGCAGCAGATAAAAGAGCATTTTATATAAATGTAGGAAATATACCCCCTCATGAGGTAGATGCTTATATGCAAAAAGTTATGCAAAAAATGAAGAAAACTCCTTACATTGATCAACAAACAGGTGAATATAACTTAAAATATAACGTACAAAACGTATTAGAAGATTTCTACATTCCAATGAGAGGTAATGATGCTACTACAAGAATAGAAAACATGCCTGGTCTACAATATAATGCCATAGAAGACGTTAATTTTTTACGTGATGAAATGTTAGCTGCTCTAAAAGTACCTAAAGCATTTTTTGGATTTGAAAAAGATTTACAAGGTAAAGCTACATTAGCCGCAGAAGATATTAGATTTGCTCGTACTGTAGAACGTATACAACGTATTGTTCTATCAGAACTATACAAAATAGCATTAGTGCATTTATATGTTCAGGGATATGACGGAGAATCATTATCTAATTTTGAATTATCTCTAACAACTCCATCAGTTGTATATGAACAAGAAAAAGTGGCTTTATGGAAAGAAAAAGTAGATCTAGCTAGAAGTATTCAAGATACAGGCTTATTACCATCGGATTGGATATATGATAAAGTATTTCAGTTTTCTGAAGATCAATATGATGAATATAGAGATCTAGTTTTAGAAGATAAAAAACGAGTATTTAGACATAATCAAATTGAAAATGAAGGTAATGATCCTGCAAAATCTGGTAAATCTTATGGTACTCCTCATGATTTAGCCCAAATGTCAGGTCTAGGTAGATCCGGTGCTAACGACAATGGAGTTACTCCTCCGGGATATGATGAAAAGAAAACTTTAGGTAGACCTGTTGAAAAATCGTCTATAATTAATACACAACAAGATCCTTTAGGTAAAGATAGACTAGGAAGTAAAGAGAATTCTCGTACAGCTAATCAAAATTTAATGAGAAAAGGTGACGAAAATGGTGTTCCTAAAGGAGGTTCCCCACTAGCTTTAGCAGAATATATGAAAAACAAAAAATTATTAGAATCCATAGATTTTAGCAAAAAGGAAATGGTCTTTGAAAAAGAGGGCGATATATTAGACGAAAAAAATATTAAGAACATATAAATATTACATATTTATAATTAGTACGTACTATCTAAAATATATGATTAAAACAAAACATAGTAAGCTGCGTAATACAGGAATACTATTTGAATTATTGGTTAGACAAATAGCCTCTGATACTATATCGGGGAATGATTCTAAAGCGGTAGATTTAGTTAAAAAGTACTTTTCCAAGTCAGAACTTGGTAAAGAACATAAATTATATCAGGCATTAATATCTTCAAAAACATTGAACGAAAATAATGCTGAATCTCTAATTAATGCTACATTAGATATTTCATCTAAATTGAATAAGTCTAATCTTCGTAAGGAAAAATATAATTTAATTAAAGAAATTAAAGATAACTATAATATTGATGAATTTATTAAATCTAAAATTAATAATTATGCACAATACGCTGCTATTTATAATTTAATAGAATCAAAATCATCTAAAGAGTTTATAGATCCTTCTCAAATTGTTAATAATAAGGTTACATTACTAGAACATATTACCCGCAAGGAAGTTAATAAAAATGATGTTGAAAATCAAGTTTTATCTGAATATTTAAAAATGGATAAAAGTGATAGAATTTTAACCTATAAAATTTTATTAGAGAAATTTAATAGTAAATATACTAATTTATCTTTTGATCAAAAATTAATTTTAAAAGAATATATTAACAATATTTCAGATACTGTGAAATTAAGAGAATTCATTAATAATAGTTATGTAAAAGTTAAATTAAGTTTAAAGAAATTATTACCTGAGGTTGAAGATCAGACAGTTAAAATTAAATTGAATGAAGTTATAAGTTTAATTAAACCTTTGGATAAAAATCAAAGTGTAAAAGATGAAAATTTAGTTTCGTTACTTCAATACCATCAATTAATTAATGAAGTTAAGTATGCCAAGTAGTTTAAAAAAACATATTAATAAATTTATCCTTAAAGAAATAGGAGTAAATAGTCCTTCTATAACTCCAGAAAAAGTATATGAATTATCAAAAAAAATATCATATACTGCTTTGAATGATGAAGAAAATGATATAAGCGTAGATAAAATAGCCATGTCATATGGTTACGATCCTGATGACGATTATGATGAATGGCTTTCCGCTTTGGATTCCATTAAATTAAATAAACTTTATAATGATTTAGTAAAAACTTGGAATAAACTTAATCCTAATTTAGAAGAAGATGAAGGTTCAACATCAGGTGATGTAGGAGCCTATTCTACTCCTAAAGCATTCAAAGGAAAAGAAAAATGTTCATGTCAATATGATAAAATATACGAAATTATTAAAAGTGAATTGTTAAAAGAAAATTCATTTAAACAATTTAAACAAAGTATATCATATCGTTCAAAAAATGAACAATTAAATAGAGCAATTAAACAAGTTAAAAAAAGACTTCAAGAAATTGACAGTATAGTTGAATATACTTCTAAAATGAAACAAGAACTATCAGAAGGTGATGGTATTAAATATTGGAAAGAAACCCAACAATTTGTTGGACAAATTTCAGAAATGATGGCTTCTTTAAATGAAAAGATGAAATCTTTACAAGAAGACAGCAATCAAGAACAAGCTATTGTGGACGATATATTGGGAAATTTACAAGAATCTGTTGATTTTAAACGTGTTTTAACTAAAATTAAAGAATATTCTAAAAAAGGTTTATTAACAGCATCTATTATAGCTGCTTTAATATTATCTCCAAAGTTATCTAAAGCAGAAAAAGACACTTTATATAAAGTACCTACCATAGTAGATACCATATATTCTCCTTTAAAAAATATGGGAGACCAAATGAGAAAAGAAGGTTGGAAAATTTTACAAACTTCACCTGACTTTAAAGATGTTTACTATGTAAATGAATATGGTTTATTCCGTCAAATGATAGTTAACAATGAAATTACAGGATTTGTAGTTCTTCACGCTAAACCTAATGGAACATATGATGTATTTGTTAGAGATAATACAGGTAAACAAGGTGATGTGTTAGTTTTACAAAATGCAGGAATAGATCAAGTTCATAATTGGACTTTAGAAGTTGTTCAAGGTAGAGTAAAAAATATTAGTAGCTATAAAGATAAAAGTTTAGCCACTTTAAAAGGAAAATAAAAATGAAAAGTATTCAAAATCAATACATAGATTTATTAGAAGGTAAAATATCTCAGTACAACTTTATGAGAAGTTTACGTATGTCATTACCACAATATGTGACAAATGTTACATCTTTTAAAGATGCTGTAAAAATATTAAAGAATAAAAGTATTTTAACTGAAAATCTAGATCCAAATCATAAACGTTTTTCTGATGAAGAAATAAATCAAATGAAAAATGAATATGATAATTTAGAACACGAAGGTCAAAGTGAAGAAGATTATAATCAAGCTGTGTCTCATTGGTTAAATTCTAAAGGGATAACAGAAGATGAGTGGATGGAAATTCAAGGTGAACATGATCATAATAATTACCAATTTGGTACAAACGTTGATCCCCTACAAGAAATTAAGTCAACAAATAAGATAAAAGGCGGAAAGGGTGATAAATTAACACCAGATAGAGTAGACCAACGTGAACTATACAGAGGAATTAGAGTAGAAATGGAACATACTAAGGATCCCGAAAAAGCTCAAGAAATAGCTTTAGATCACCTAGCAGAAGACCCAGCATACTATACTAAACTATATTGGATGGGTTTAGATGATGAAAATAAACCTAAGAAAGTTTCTAAAAAGAAACGTTCAGATGTTCCAATTGAGGTAGATAAAAAGTGCTCTAACACAAAAGATAAGTCGAATGAAATGAAGCCTGTAAAAGGATATGCTAAAGAAAAGGCAAATGCTAATAAGGCTAAAAAAGAAGCTCCTCATCAAGTAAAGGGAATTCAACTTATGTCATTAGTTCCTAAGAGTGTTAGAGGAGTTAAAAAAATGGATGCTACTGGTGAAAAGATGAAAAAAATGAAATTAAAGGAAAATGCAGATATATATCCGTTACCAAACATGGAATCTTCACCTTTAGCTAAAGGTGTAACTACATTTCTTAAAAGAGAAGCGCCAGGAAAAGAATATCAAGTACAAGACAATGGTGATAAAGTATTAATTACATGTAAAAATGAACCAAGAGTATCTGATGATATTAAAAGTAAATTAGAAGGAACATATTCAGTTAATCCATCACAAGAAAATCCAGCAGCTATTGAAGTATCTTCAAAAAATAGAGACTACGGTAAAGTAGATTTAGGTAAATCATTTGATAAATTTAAATCTCAACTAGAAGAAATAATTAGACAAGAACTAAATGAAGTTTTGTCAAAAAAAAAAGTAGAAGAAACATTTGATGGTAGAGATAATTTAGTAGCGTATGAAGAAGATGAAGATGACTATCCTCTAAATGAAGAAATGAAAGTAAAGAGCCTTAAACAAGGTCAAACTATTACTTTACAATCCGACTTAGGAAAATTTAAATCTGGAGAACAAGTTACAATTGATCAAATAAAAAGAGAAGGAGCAGATGTTAAAATAACTGTTTCTAATGCAAAAGGAAAAACAGATCATTTTTATTTAGACCCAAATGACGATTTAAACGATTAATAATAAAATGAAACAATTACTAGTAGATTATACATACCATAGTGACGCTAAATTAGTTCTTTCTGAAGGAAGAGGAAATGATGGAAGAATACGTCTTAGAGGTAAATTACAAGAAGCAGAACAAAAAAATGGAAATGGTCGTGTATACCCTCGTGATGTTTTAGCTAGAGAAGCAGAAAAATATGTAAAAGGACCCATAGCTAATAAAAATTCTATGGGAGAACTAGACCACCCTGATGCTACTATAATAAATTTATCAAATGTATCACATCTTATTACAGAAATATGGTGGGAAGGTAATGATCTTATGGGAGAATTACTATTATTAAATACACCGTCAGGTAAAATAGCACAAGAGTTAGTATTAGCAGGTATTCCATTGGGAATATCTTCAAGAGGTATGGGATCTGTCCAACAAATGGGAGAAGCTGTAGAAGTTCAAGATGATTTTGATCTACTATGTTGGGATTTAGTGTCCGTTCCATCTACCCCAAACGCCTTTATGAGAAGAGCAGGAAATTCTTTAAAAGAAGGTAAAATATATAATAATGGTTATAACAAATATCAAAAAGTTCATACTTTAATTACCGAGATCATATGTAACATGACAGGCATATGTCCTCTATGCCCGGATAAAAATGATTAAATTTCGCAAAATATTAGCCGAAATAGGAGTAAATATTCCTAGCGTAACTCCAGAAAAAATTAAAGATTTAGAGCACAAAATTCAAAGACATCCTAAATATTATAATTTTTGGCTACCTGATGAATATACTAGTGTTTCAGATATAATTAACAAATATAATTTAGACTATAGCGATTTTCAATATCAGTTAGACAAACTATCTCCTAAAACTTTACAACTAATATATAATGATTTGCTAAAATTATTAAATTCTCTAAATTCCTAGTCGTTTTTAATCCTTTCCATATATTTATGTCCGCCCTCTAATGTGTTATTACATCTTATATAACACGGCATTTATTACAAAACAACCTACCATTAAGATTCCTAATAATCTTATTTCCGAAATTAAAATTTAAGGAGAAAACTATTTATGTCAAAAAACAAAAGTTTATTTGAACAAGCTATTGCAGATGCAAAAGCAGTTCGTGAGGCAGCTTTACTTAACGCTAAAGCAGCTCTAGAAGAAGCATTAACACCAAAAATTCAATCAATGATCTCAGCAAAACTTAGAGAACAAGAAGAAGAAGAACTTGATGAAAATCAAGATGAAAACTTAGATGAAATGATGGATGATAATGCATCATATGGAGATGAAGGTTTAGAAGAAGATTTCGATCTTAATTCTATCTTAGCTGAACTAGATGATGAAGATGAACTAGACGAAGCTAAAGATGATGATAAGAAAGATTCAGCACCTAAAAAGAAAGATTCATCAGATTCAAAACCAAAACCAAAATCGGATTCAAGTCCAAAACAAAGCCATTCAGAAGAATCTTCACCAGAAGATGAAAAAATCAGCAGCTTAACAGTTGCAGAATTTAAAGATCTTATCAGTGATGTTATAGCATCAGCTGGTGGAATGGGAGCTTCAGATATGGGTGATGATCTAGGAGGCGACGATATGGGTGATGGAATGGACGACATGGGTGGAGACGATATGGGAGCCGGTTCAGATATGGGCGGTGACGATATGAATCCTCCAATAGGTGGTGAAGAAGATGATTCTTTAGACGAAGATGATTTCGATCTTAACGAATTACTATCTGAACTAGACGCTTTAAATGAAGAAGAAGAAGATTTAGAAGAAGCAAAAATTCAAAAATGGCCTGCTGGTAAAAAAGCTATTGCTACTACAAGCAAATTAGGTTACAAACAAGTAGGAAAAACAAACATGAATGAATCAAAAGAATTAGCAAAAGCTATTCAAACAATCAAAACTCTTCGTTCTGAACTAAATGAGGTAAATTTATTTAACGCTAAAATGCTTTATGTAAATAAAATATTTAAAGCTCAAAATTTAAATGAATCTCAAAAGGTTAAAGTTTTAGCTTCATTTGATAAAGCAAGAACAACTCAAGAAGCTAAATTAATTTATGAGTCACTTCAAACAACAATTGGTGGAAAAGCAAATAATAAAAAACAAATGGTTAAAGAATCATTAGGATTTGCTTCAAAAGCTTTAGGAGTTTCTCCTAGAAAACAAATTGTTGAGTCTAATGATGTTATTTCTCGTATGCAAAAACTAGCAAACATTATCTAAAACAACAACAAAACAACTAAAAAACGAATATTATGAATGTTCAACAATTATTAGAATCATCAAACCAATTTAAGCAAGTATCAGACGACGCAAAACGTCTTACTTCTAAGTGGGATAAATCAGGTCTTTTAAAGAATTTAAAGACTGAAAATGAGCGTAATACAATAGCGGTATTACTTGAAAACCAAGCTAAACAATTAATCACTGAAGGTAACATTACCGGTGGTACTACATCTATGACAGGTGGAGGTTACAATTCAGAAAACTGGGCAGGTGTAGCTCTTCCTCTTGTACGTAGAGTATTTGGAGAAATTGCAGCAAAAGAATTTGTTTCAGTTCAACCCATGAACCTACCTTCTGGTCTAGTATTCTATCTAGATTTCAAATATGGTTCAAACAGAGCTCCGTTCGCATCAGGCGATTCACTTTATGGAGCAAATGCCACAAATAATACTACAATCATAACTGGTTCTCTTTATGAAGCTGGTAGATTTGCGTATTCATTAAACAATGCTACTGCATCAGTAACTTATGTTACAAGTTCAGTTGCTTGGGCAGATATTAATTTTGATACTAACTACAATACAGGTAGCTTAGTAAAAATTACAGTTAGTGGTACTAACTATAATGCAGTTACATCATCATTTGATACATTTGATATTAGATCATTTGTAGTATCTGGTTCAGGTGTTACATCTCCAGATATTTTACAACAATTTACTTCTCAAAGTGGTAATAACCTGATATTAATTGCAGGTGGTACTTCAGCTACTTCAGTTACACCAACTGGTTCAGTTACTTTATTCTATAATAAACAAACTGCTCCTGATCAAAGAGGTGACTTTGAAGATGCATTTGGAAGTGCAGGTGCAGGACAAATTTCACAAGCACAACCTATTTCAATCGCTGAAATTAATGTTCAGTTAAAATCAGAATCTATTACTGCCAAAACACGTAAATTAAAGGCACAATGGACACCAGAATTCGCTCAGGATCTTAACGCTTACCATAGCATTGATGCTGAAGCTGAATTAACAGGTATTTTATCTCAATACATTTCAATGGAAATTGATCTTGAAATACTTGACATGTTAATTGTGAACGCATTTACAGTTGATTACTGGTCAGCAGTAAACAACCAACAATGGAATGGTAGTTCATTCACACAAACAAGTGCTACAACAGGTGGTTTCTACAATACTCAAGGTGGTTGGTTCCAAACAATTGGTACTAAACTACAAAAAGTATCAAACAAAATCCACCAGTTAACTTTAAGAGGTGGTGCTAATTTCTTAGTAACTTCACCTACAGTAGCAACTGTTCTTGAATCAATCCCTGGATTTGCTTCAGACGGTGATGGTGAAAAAATGGAATTTAATTTTGGTATGCAAAAAATTGGTAGCCTAAATAGTCGTTACAAGGTATACAAAAATCCTTATATGACTGAGAATATAATTCTTATGGGTTATAAAGGAGCTCAATTCCTAGAATGTGGAGCTGTATTTGCACCATATGTTCCGTTAATTATGACTCCTCTTCTTTACGATCCTTCAACCTTCACACCAAGAAAAGGTTTAATGACTCGTTACGCTAAGAAGATGATTCGTCCTGATTATTATGGAAAGATATATGTTGCAGGATTAGAAACAGTTTAATTTAATTTAAACCAATAAAAAGAGGCTCAAGGGTAACCTTGGGCTTTCTTTATCTATATTTATTGATATGAAGTTGAAATTTGTAGAAATTTTAAAGGAAATAGGTGTAAATACACCAGGAAAAATAAAGGCTGTAAAAAAAGATAATTGGTATCATAATGATCGTATACTTATTAAAATAGATGATGAATTTTTTTTTGATGGAGATAATAAGAGTGAACCATTTCATGGTTATTGGTGTAAACACATTGTTAAACCTAATTATGTTATTAATTTTACAAATTGGCGCTATTTTAAATACTGTCAAATATTAGAAGAATCTGAACATTATATTACATATGGTATTACTAAAGATCGAGTTAAAATCGTTAATAATTTAAAAGAGATAGGTGTTAATAAACCTCCCATTATATTGAAACCACGTAATCAGGAAAGATCATGTTTTTATTTTAAAGATCCGGAGGATGAATTTGGTTATCAAGAGTTTTTTTATCTTGGTTATTATAATATGGGAAAACCTTCTAAATTTAGTGTTACTCATATTAGGAATGATAAATATTTTGAATCAGCTGTACAATTTTTAGAGAAGCATCATATACCTTACGAGGTAATAAATGAAAATGAAATAATATTTGATGCTAAATATGTAGATTTCACAGGATTTAATAAATTTAAAGATTCACTAGATGAAATAGGTATAAATAATCCTAATATAAATGAAAAAATAAAACAACTTATAAAAGATAAAATACATAGTGGATTATGTGATGCCTCAGGAGCACGTGAATATTTTAATATATTAAGAAAATATGGTTTTAATAAACCATATAACGAAGATAACATATTTAATTGGGTTGATAAGTATTTGTCGTCATTAAAAGTTTATAATTTATATCAAGATTTACAAAAACATGTTGAAAAATATGAAGATAAAGATCTTTTAGATATAAATGAATTAGATATTCAACGTAAAAATTCTAAAAATGGTTCAGAACATGAAGTTTATCCATTTATAAAAAATCCAAATTTTGTAATAAAAACATTTAGAAATCAAGCAGCGAAAGATAATGCATCATATTGGATAAACATATTTCAAAAATATCCTCAATACTTTCCAAAAATTGAAAAAATAACAGACAAATATGTTGTTCTAGAAAAATTAGATGATGAAACTTTTAAAGATGATGCTTTAAATATTTCTAATTTTATTAGAAAAAAATTAAACTATAGTTTAAGTCCTCATGATTTAGCTGAATGGACATATGCTTTAGTAAGAGGATGGTACAATGCAGGTGATTATGAGAAGTCTCACTACAAAGATCTATTTAAGGAATTTGCACAACAAAACCCAGAACTATTTGAAAAATATAAAAAATTATATCTTCTTATCCACAATATTTTAAAAGATTTAAATAAAAAATATATTGATGTTCACAATAACAATTTTGGTTATGATTCAAAAGGAAATTTAAAAATGCTAGATATATAAATAAAAACCCCACAAACATGGAAGAGCAAAAAAATAAGCGCACTCCGAAAAATCCAATTAGGTTTCAAATACAACTTAATGACGAACAAAAACAAGCTAAGTCAGTAATTTTCCAAAATAAAATAACAGTTTTAAAAGGATCAGCAGGATCAGGTAAATCTATGGTTGCAGCCCAAGTTGCTCTTGATTTACTATTTAAAGGTGAAGTGGAAAAAATAATTTTAACAAGACCAGCAGTAACATCTGGTGAAGAAATAGGATATCTACCAGGTACTAAAGACGATAAATTAGCACCTTATGTGGCTGCAATATACGATAATATGTACCGTCTCTACAATAAAGAAAAAATTGATAAAGAAATTGTGGATGGTAATATAGAAGTTATTCCTTTAGCATTCATGCGTGGAAGAAATTTATCTAATTGTTGCGTAGTTGTTGATGAAGGTCAAAATATAACTCATCGACAAATGGAATTATTACTAGGAAGAATATGCTCTGGATCTCGAATGATAATTTGTGGGGATACGGCCCAAATTGACCTTAAAGATAGAAAAATGTCTGGTTTTAATTTCATATGTAATAATTTAACATCTGTTGAAGGATTTGGAGTTGTAACTCTTAAAACAAATCACAGAGATCCTATTGTGGAACACATTTTAAATATATATTCAGATCATAGAGATTCTTAATATTTATACGAAATACTGTTAATTAATGGCTAATATACCAATATGGTCGGGTAGTGCAGGTCCTATATCAGGATCTACACCTTTTGGATTTTATGATAATGATAGTTCATATCAAATAGAGGGACCTCAATTTGCGCGCTGGGCTGCAGAGCGTTTAGGGTACCCTATTGTCAATATTGAACTACAAGACATAAATTTTTATGCTGCTCTAGAAGAAGCTGTTACTACTTATGGTAACGAAATTTATCAATATAAAGTAAGAGAAAATTATCTTTCAATGGAAGGTAATTCTACAGGCTCTTCATTTAATAATCAACTAGTAACTCCAAATTTAGGGTCAGTTATAAGAATATCTGAAACTTATGCTTCAGAAGCCGGTGCTGGTGGTTATACAAACTATTATACTTGTTCTTTTGCTCTAACAGCATCTGTTCAAGATTATGACTTGAACGCTATATTAGCTGCAAAAGGAATAACAGGGTCAGCAGAAATTAAAAGAGTTTTTTATGAAGAACCACCTGCTATTGTTAGATATTTTGATCCATACGCAGGTACAGGAACCGGAATTCAATCATTATTAGAATCATTTGGATTTGGGCAATTTTCACCAGGCATTAACTTTTTACTAATGCCTATATATTTTGACGTCCAAAAAATTCAATCCATCGAACTAAATGACCAAATTCGTAAATCAGCTTTCTCATTTGACATCCACAATAATAAATTAAGAATATTTCCAATTCCAGAAATTGATAAAATGTTGTTATTTCACTACATTTTAATTGATGAAAGAAATAGTGTAGTAGCTTCAAGTAATGGACGTACAGATCTTATAACAAATATAGGAAATGTACCATATGAAAACCCAGTATTTTCTCAACTTAATGCAATTGGTAAACAATGGATTAGACAATATGCTTTAGCGTTGGTTAAGGAAATGTTAGCTTATGTAAGGGGTAAATATCAAACAACCCCAATTCCTGGCGCTGAAGTTTCTTTAAATCAACAAGATTTATTAACTGATGCTCGTGATGAAAAAGCTAAGTTACTTGAACAACTTAGAGCAACATTAGATATGGTGTCTAGAAAAACACAACTTGAAAATCAAGTTTCTGAAGCACAGTCAGTTCAGCAGATTATTTCTCAAATTCCTCTTCCTATTTATGTGTTTTAGATTAAAATTATAAATATTTATTATTATGAGTATAGGAATTTATAAAATAACGTCACCTTCAGAAAAAGTTTATATAGGACAATCTATTAATATTGAAAGTAGATGGAATAATTATATAAAATTACATAAAACTAGTATAGGTCCAAAATTATATAATTCTTTAAAAAATCATGGCCCTAAAAATCACCAATTTGAAATTTTAGAAAAATGTTCAAAAGAAGAATTAAATGAAAAAGAAATATATTGGAAAAAATTTTTTTTAGAAAAAGTAAATAAAAGTAATATTTTATTTACAGAAATATATGATAGAGGAAGTGGTCCTAAAAGTGAAGAAACAAAACAAAAAATATCTAAAGCTAATAAAGGTAAAAAATTTTCTGAAGAAAGAAAACAAAAAATAGGTCAATCAAAAATAGGAAATAAGTATGCGTTAGGATATAAATTTACCAAAGAACAAAAAGAAAAAATATCTCAAGCTAAAAAAGGTAAAAAATATCATATAACAAAAGAAAAAATTTCTAAAATCAAAAAGGAAAATCCTTTTAAACTTAAAAATCATGTTTGGATTAAAAAACCTATTTTACAATATGATTTAAATGGAAATTTTATATGTGAATGGGAAAGTGCTAAAAAAGCTTCAATGTGTTTAGGGATAGATAATGGTCATCTTTGTCAAGTTCTTAAAGGAAGAATACAATCTGCTAAAAATTTTAAATGGAAATATAAATGATTAGTATATTAAAAGAAGCATTAAACCTATTTGAATGTGAAGTTTTAATTAAAACAGATACTCGTTTTAATAAGGTAGAAATATATAATTTATTAAGAGCAATAGAAGGTGTTGTAGTTGTAAAAGTAGAACAAAATTCATTTTTAGACACTAAAAAAACACCTCAATGGGAATTTGCTTTATTACACGTAAAATATGTTGTAAGTTCAACTCCCCGAGAAGAGATAGACTTGATAAAAAAGAAAGCAATTCCTATTAAAGGATTAATGCAATTTATGCCAAGATATAAAACTATTTTAAAGAAGGAAATGTAATGATAACATTTAAACAAATATTATGTGAAATAGGTATTAATAATCCAAATAAAATTTTTAATGCAATTGTTGACTTTGCAGGAGATGGTTCAGAACAATATTTAATAACATATGGGGATAAATCATATGCGGGAATGTGGAATGAGGATTATAATCCAGATACAGTTAGTATAGAATTTGAGAAAAGTGATGAAAATTATCAAAAAGATATTAATGATTTTATTAATATTGTAAAAAAACATAATATAAAATATAAAATAGTTGATGATGATGATAGTGATGAATATAGTTGGATTAGAATTCCCAAAAACACATTAAAGATAGAAGTTGATTAAATTTGAAAACATATTACCTGAAATTGGTATAAATAAACCAATAACTAAAAAGGAAATTTTAGATTATATTACAACTTCTGACCAAGATGGGTATGCTTTAATTCAGAATTTATATCTTTATGATAATTATAAATATTACATGAAGGATTTAGGAGATAGTATAGAAAATCCTAGTGAAAATGATAAATATGCTAAATTATATTATGATAATTTTACTATAAAAGATATTTATGTCTTTGAAGTAGAGGATAGTGCTGAGGATGCATTTGATTTACCATATCTTTATAAATATTGCATTACTCTTGGATTAGGGTATAATAATGCTTTAATAATATTACACAATATAAAATAATAAATTATGAGTTTGTGGGGAGATCAAAGAGATATTTCATTAATTAGACATATTAATCGAGAATTATTAAATAATATTATTGAACAAAAAGTTGGATATTATAAAATAATTTTAGATAAGACAACATCTAATGTATATGGTGAAGCAAGTGGTACAAAAACATACTCAGATCCTGTTTTAATCAATTGTTTAATTGATAGACCTGATCCAAATGTGACTTCTGATGACTTAGGTCCTGACATTATTCAAAACGTTAATTTTCGCTTTTTACGCGATGATTTAGCGGGTAATTCACTAAGTGTGGAATTATCACCTGATGGAAAAGGGTTTACATATAACGTTGTTCCTGAAATGGGAGATGTGATTGTTTGGAATGAAAATTATTATGAAGTTGACCTAGTAATTGAAAATCAATTTATTTTTGGTAAAGTACCAGAATATTCTTATTCAGAAAATAATGATAATTTTGGAAATTCTTTATCAATAATTTGTGAAGCACATTATATGAGACCAGAAAAACTAGGATTATCTATACAAAGAATATGATAACTTTTAAAAATATATTACGTGAAATAGGTATTAACGATCCTCATAAGTTAAAAGCATATGAAAGTAATGAATTACTCGGTACAATACTTATAAAAGATTATGGCGAAGATACTGATATTCTGTGCTTTGATGGAAATACACCAATATCTGCCCACTGTATTCCAGGATATTATTATACTTATGATCAGTATGAGGGTGATAGTAATATTTTAAAAAAATGGTTTAAAAAATATCAGGATGGTAATAGAATATTATTAATTATTCCTAAATCTCAAATTCAAATTGTTGGTAAATTAGATGAAATTGGTGTAAATATACCTAATAAAATTAGAGCTGTATTATATCCAAAAGAAATTCTTAGTGTGTGGGAATCTGAAAACGTAATTCAAATAGATAATGAATTTTATTTTCATTATGATGAAAAAAATAAAATATATTATGAATGGTTTGATGAATTTAATGTAAAAAGATTAAAAAAATCACAATATTTTCCTTTAATGAAATTAGAGAAAGAAAAACATACATACGGGTCAGACGAATATTTATATGTTATTCCTGAACAAAATGTAGAGATTATTAAAACAATAGAAATATAATGAAAACATTAATACAAATAGTAAGAGAAGTATATACTCAAATGCCTCGTGGATACAAAGCAAAAGATTCCGAACAGGAATTAATTGACAAGGGCTTTAGATTAGGTTCAAATGAGACTGATCCCCGTACCGGAGCTGAATTTCAAAAAGTTGAAAATTTAGCTAATTTTGGTAGAATGAAATCTCAATTGTCTAAAATGAGAACAGAACTAGCTCCATATAAAATGTTCCACGATGATGAAAATATTAAACAAACAGCTGGAACTATAATGAAATTATTATCTTTAGCTAAAGCTGATTTAGATACTTTAGATAAATACGTTAAATTACGTCAACAAAATCTTAAATAATGCCACGTAAACTAAAACCTATTCCTAAAACCATTGTTGAAGTACAACAAGAAAATTTTGTCCCTTATGAAAAGGCTGTTGGAAAACCTCCTATAAGTGACAATAGGGGTAGAGATATTTCAAGAAAAAATGATAATATTCAAGATATATCAATTAGTTTAGAGGATATAGATAAGGCTATTATGTTTTATTTTGAAAATACGATAAAACCACAAGTTGTTCAAAATAATACTTTAATTAATGTACCTATAATATATGGATCTCCTGAACGTTGGAAATCTGTACAAAATGATGGATTTTATAGGGATAAAAATGGTAAATTAATGGCTCCTCTAATTATGTTTAAAAGAGATTCTATTGAAAAAAATAGAAATTTAGGTAACAAATTAGACGGTAATAAAAGTCATTTATTTCAAGTTTTTGAAACACGTTATAACGCAAAAAATCAATACGATAAATTTTCTTTATTAAATAATAGAGTTCCCAATAAACAATTTTATGTTAGTGTAGTACCTGATTACGTTACTATATCATATAATTGTATTGTTTTTACAGATTTCATAGAACAAAATAATAAATTAATAGAATCCATAGAATTTGCATCAGATTCTTATTGGGGAGATTTTAAACGTTTTCATTTTAAATCAAAAATAGACAATTTTTCAGTTACAAATATTATTGAACAAGGATCAGACAGAACAGTTAGAACTAATTTTAATTTAACAGTTAATGGTTATATTATCCCAGATAGTGTTAATAAAGAAATTGCTGGTAAAAGTATGTATTATTCTACATCTCAAGTTGTTTTTGGATTAGAGAGTGTAGGTGACGCTGAAACAACATACGTTGCTTCTTCTCAGTTATCTACAGGAAATACTATTAAAAATACTTCATTTATTGGAGATGGCCTTAATATAAATAATACATATAATATAACAAATTATTATAGTGGAAGTGGAGTATGGGCTTCAAGTTTACAATACTTAAACAATTCAATTCCTGTAGTAACTAGTAATGTATCTGGTAGTGACACTGCTTACTTTAATGGAGTAAACATATCACAACCACCTAGTGGATCAGGTTTACCTAGTTCGAGTCTTAATAATTTTACATTCTTTATTAATGGTCAATTTGTAGAAAACCAATATATTTCTGATTTTCAAGAAATAGGAAGTGATGTTCGAGTAATGTTTAATACAGGAGCATTAGGATATTCAATTGATACTAGTGATGAAATAACTAGTGTAGGTAAATATATATTAGTATAATGAGTGATTTATTAAAAGGTAAACAGTTAAGTCAGCCACTTTCACTAAGTGGATCATTTAGTGGTTCTTTTCAAGGAGATGGAACAGGAATCACTAATATAATAAGTGCATCTTATGCAGGTACAGCTTCATATGCTCCCTTTTATACTTTAACATCTTCTTTTAATAATTTTACATCAAGTTATTATGGAGACTCAGCATCTTTTGATCAACGAATAAATGCTATTTCTAGTTCGGCTATTAATACGGGTTCATTTGTTACTACATCATCATTTGGTGCTTTTACTTCAAGTTATTATGTAGCATCATCATCATTTGATTTTAGAATTAATAACATATCAGCGTCTTCTGCAACTAAATTTTTTGACTTACAGGATGTTTATACTTCTTCTTTACAAAACGGAGATTTATTTGCATATGATTCTGCTTCTGGAGGATTAAGGAATTTTCATCCTAGTTATTCAATTAATACTATACAAAACGGACTAGTAAATGGGGGAATAGTAACATGGTTAAGTGATTATAATTATAATGTTAGCGCAGCTACTTATTATATTAATAACACATATTATAGTAGTCCATCAACTAATCTTACTTTAGCTCCTAGTGATCCAACTTTAGATAGAATTGATGTATTTGCTTTAACGACAGCAAGTATGGCTATTATTGTATCAGGTTCTCCATCTAGTACACCAGATAAACCAGATATTGACACAGATACCGAACTAGAAATATCATTTGCTTTAGTACTAGCAAATAGTACTTCACCAGGAATTGTTACTCAAAGTATATATAGAGAAAATAATCCTGCTACAGAATGGTCTGGTTCAGCTACTACTCCTACTAGATTCTTTTTAAATTCAACAACAAGTCCTTATCAAGGAACATTTGCAATAGAAGCAAGTAATTCATTAGCTAATGATTTTATTGATTTAAAATCTAGTGTATCTCCTAATATTTCTAATTATAACATTTTAAATTTTCAAATAAAAAGTAAAACAACTTGGGTTGCTAGTAAAACCATAACTTTTCTATTTTTAACAGGAACGGCATCCGCCGGTAATACAGTAGTATTATCACCTAATACTTATGGATTTGTATCAAGTAATTCATCTAGTTATCAAAGTATATCTATACCTTTATCTGCATTTGGAAATATTAGTAATGCTAATGGATTAAGAATAAGAAGAACAGGCAATAATACAGGAGCATTCCCTGGATTTTATTTAGATAATATTGTTTTATTAAGTACAACTTCTTCGAATCAAGTTCAAAATATTGTATTACAAGGAGATGTTTTAGGATCAGGAACAGGAACTATAAATACTACACTAACAAGCTCTGGAGTAGTACCTGGAACTTACACAAATGCTACGGTAACTGTAGATAGTAAAGGTAGAGTAACAAGTGCTTCTAATGGAAGTGCAGGAAGTTTAATTAACACAGGTTCATTTGTTACTACTTCTTCGTTTAATGCTTTTACTTCAAGCTATAAAATAGATAGCGCATCATTTTTATCAAACTTATCTAATTTAAGTTCTTCATTTATATTAGTATCATCATCTTATGTTAATTTTTCATCAAGTTTCATAGTAACATCTGCTTCTTTCGATGCAAGAATTAATAATATAACTTCATCATTCAATACCTTTACATCAAGTTATCAAAATGATAGTGCTTCGTTTGCGGCTAGAATAACTACAGATAGCCAATCATTTACAACATTTTCATCAAGTTTTATAACAACGTCGGCATCGTTTGATAATAGAATTAATAATATAACTTCAAGTTTTAATTTATTTACTTCAAGTTATAAGATTGATAGTGCTTCTTGGAATTCACAAATAAGTCAAATATCAGCATCTTACTATGCATTTACTCAATCATATTATGGAGATTCTGCTTCATTTGATGCAAGAATAAATTCTATATCTGGGTCTGGTGGTAGCATTAATACAGGTTCATTTGTTACAACGTCATCATTCAACGCATTTACATCAAGTTATCAAAATGATAGTGCGTCATTTGCATCAAGAATTACTACAGATAGTGCATCTTTAGCAACTTTTTCAGCTAGCTATGTTACAAATTCTTCATCGTTTGATGCAAGAATTAAAGCTATTTCCGGATCATATGTAACTACATCGTCATTTAACATATTTACGGCTAGTTATATAACGGATTCAGCATCATTCGCTTTAAGAATCACTACAGATAGTGCATCTTTAGCAATATTTAGTGGTAGTTATGTAAGTAGTTCAGCATCGTTTGATACAAGAATTAACAATATTTACATACCATCTAAAATCTTTACAAATTTAAATTTTTATTAATATATGGCAACAAATACAACACCCATTTTTGTAGGAACGGTTGTATCAACAGGAGCTAGAATAACTAGTTCAATTCAAACTATTAGAGATAATACATCAGGTTCACTAACTCCCATTTTTATAGCAGGAGCAAACGGAAGTAGAGTAGATTTTATAACATTTACAAACTCGGGAACAGGTAGTATGTCTTCTATGGTATGGAGAGTATTTTTAAGTGATACAACTGGTTCAAATTTTAGATTACTTAAGGAAACTGCTATTACAGGTATTAGTACTACTGTAACAACTATAGGTGCTACAGCTACAATGGATTTTACACCATATGGTTTAAATATAGCCGCTAATGTAACAATGTCAGCTGGACAGTCAGTATATGCCGGGTTTCCTGATCAAACAGATGTAATAGTTAGAGGAGGACATTATTAATGCAATCATCATTTGGTATATCAAGTCCTCAAGTACATCAATCGAATGAAGTATCGGTATTTAAACCTACTTTCTATAATAGTGCTGTTGTGCCATCATCAGGGCAATATACATTTAATAGAGCTTTTTCATTTGAACCAACTATAATTTCTCAAAGAGCAGGAACTTATAACGGAGCAGTAGATATTCGTCCAACCTTTATAAACACAGGAGTTTCAACAAATACTTTAAATAGTTGTTTAAGAGTAATACAACCAGATAATGCTACTACTACTGCCGCATTATATATTGGGCAAGTAGGAGATGTTAGGGGTACATATATTAAATCAGATGTAAATGGAGGTCTTTCTTGGACTGTAGCTAGTGATAGTGGGGGTACAGGATTTATGACCTTTAATATGACTACTCAACATAATCTTATTCAAACTGTAACATCTACATCAAATTTATATATTCCTGCAGGTAGTGGAGCTACTAATAGTGGAGTAACAGCAGGTAATATCCAAGGTCTAGGTACATGGTTCAGATTACTTTTAGGAGCAAATACAAGTGTAACAGCTCAATTAACAAATGGAATAATAGGAGCTAGTACACTAGTAGGAGCAAGTTCTTTTACAATAGGTGTTGGAACATCATCTTTATGTGCTAATTTAGCTGTTAGACCTATGACAGCTGTAACTTTAGGTACAACAAGCTCATTTTTATTAAATACAGCAACATTATATGTAGAATCTTCTAGTGCATCTCCAATAGTAACAGGAAGCGGTGGAAATAACTATGCTGTGTGGGTAGATGGGGGTTCTAATAGATTTGATGGAGACGTCCAAATTGGTTTAGAGTGGAGTTCAAGTAATGCATTAGTAGTAACAGGTTCATATACTCAAACTAATACATCTCAAAGTGCAGCATATATAGCACCTACAATAACTGGTAGATCTGGTTCATTCACAAATGATATAATGCCCGCTCTATTTCTAAATCCTACATTTAATGCTGGTCCTGGAGCTACTAACCCTCGTTATTGTGGATTGTATATTGATTCTCCTACAGGTGCCTCAGGATTTTGGAGTGCTATGATAACTAAAGGAAGTATAGTTCCATTTACGGATAATACTTATAATAATGGAGCAAATGGTTTCAGATGGAATACAGTATTTACATCTAATGTTAATAGATTAGCAGCTATATCATATGCATCTTCAAATACAACTACCCTAACTTTTACTAATGCGTCAGGATTAGGATCAACTATGTATAGTCATGGACATCAGGTTTGGGGTGAAACTAATACTGGAACAGGAGACGTAGGATATATGGCTCAATTTAAAGGAGATATGTATGCTAATGGATTAGTTTTAGCTGCTACTCAAGTTCCCTCAGCTAGTTATGTAGTTAATGGTGTTACTGGGTCAACTGCTTATAAGTATGTTATAGTAGCTAAATTAGCCAATGGAGGATATGCCGCTAGTAATGAAATTACTGTTCCTAATGGTAATGCTACTTTAGCTGGTTCTAATACAATTACTTTAAGCTGGACTGTTTGTACAGGAAGTTATCAATATGCTGTTTACAGAACATTAGGATCAGCAGGAACCCCATCAACAGGTTCAATTTTCGTTAGGTCAATAGGACAAACTACTCTTACAGATAATGGACAATTAGGAAATGGAACAACTCCTCCTACAGGTAATAGTACAGGTAATTTAGGAGTTGGAGTTACAGCTCCTACAGCATATCTTCATATTAAAGGAGGAGCTACAGGAAGTAACTGCTCTCCCCTTAAATTTACGTCGGGAGCTTTACAAACCACCCCAACAAGTGGTTCAATGGAATATGATGGTACTAATTTATATTTTGTAAGATCCGGCTCTGTAAGAGAATCAATAATTTCAGCTAATTCTGTTAATAGTATTTCTCCTACAAGTCCTAATAGAACTATTACAGTAGTAATTGATGGAAATACTTACTATTTAGCAGCTAAAACTACAAATGATTAATATTTATTACAAATTAAAAATAAAAAAAAATGGCAACAACAACAGGTGCAACTTTGGATTTAAATCCTAATGTAACAAAAAGAGTAAGTCTTACAGGTTATTCTAATGTAGATAATTCTGTACAATCTCTTACTGGTTTTTACGTAGCGGGTCAAAGTAATTGTTCTGTAGCTTTAGTACCTGGTCAAGCTAAAGCTGACATTACTATGACAGTAGTAGGTTCAGGAACTGCTGTGATAGCAGCTTATAACTCTTTAGGAGCTATAATTTCTATCCAAATTCCTCTTAGTTCAACTCTACCTTTAACAGCAGATAGAATTGAATATACTGTAGTGGCTAGCTAAAAAATTTTTAAGGGGAATTAATTCCCCTTACTTTCTAAAATAAAATTTATGAATCCAAATCAAAACTTAGAAAATTCTTTATTAGTAATAAAGGATATTATCAACAAAGCAATAAAAAAAGGCGTATTTAAAAATGCTGATGATGTTATGAATGTGGCTAATGCCTATAATGTAATAGCGCAAGAAATCTCAAAGCAAGTAACTAACGATCAAAAATAATTACGTTTTTGTGCTAATTTATTAATATTTATCATTAGATAAAATTTAATTAAAAAATGGCAGAAAAAATAATATCTCCTGGTGTATTCCTAAATGAGTCAGATCAAAGTTTAGTACAAAAAGGAATTCAAGGAACCGCAACTTCTATAGTAGGACCTACTGTAAAAGGGCGTCCTCTTATTCCTACATATGTTACTTCATATAGTGAATTTGATTCTATTTTTGGTTCTACATTTAAAAGTGGAAGTTACTATTATGAATATTTTACATCTCTAGCAGCAAAAGAATTCTTCCAATCTGGTGGTAAAACATTATTAATAACTCGTATAATAAGTGGTTCTAATAATATTAATACTTATGCAAACGCTACTATTCCTACACTTTCTGGGACAGGAAGCGCTTTTTCATTAGAAACTCTTTCATGGGGTAATATAATGAATAATACAAGTAGTTTAGTTAGTGGGGCTTTATCAAGTGGAACTTCAACAAATGTTCGTTGGGAAGTAACTAATATAAATAGTGGTAGTGGAACCTTTAATTTAGTAATTCGTCGTGGAGATGATAATGATTCTAATAAAAATGTGTTAGAAACATGGGCTAATTTATCATTAGATCCAAGTTTATCTAATTTTATATCTCGCGTAATTGGAGATCAAAAACCAACCTATGTAGCAGCTACAGGAACAGATTCAGCATATGTTTCATATACAGGTTCATACGGTAATGCTTCACAATATGTTAGAGTTTCAGCAGTATCACCTCAAATTGATTCTATTGATAATAATGGTTCATATAAATCTACTCAATATAGCGGATCTTTACCAGCTGTAGGAAGTGGTTCATATGGTGGTTCTTTTAATGGTGGAGTAGCCCCAACTGATCAAACTCAATTAATGAACGAAAATATAATAGTTGATAATGTTCAGGGATATGGAGTTTCAGACTATCAAGCAGCTTTTGCTTTATTAAGTAATAAAGATGAATATCAATTTAATGTATTAGTAGCTCCTGGTGTAGGATTAACTCATGGAGCTGTGACAACTTTAATTTCTACTTGTGAGGGAAGAGGTGATTCTATATCAATAGTTGATGATGATGTGTATGGGGTTGCAATTTCTACAGCTGCAAATAACTCATCAGCTCAATCCTCAAATTATGCAGCAGCATATTATCCTTGGGTACAAGTATTTAGTTCAAATCTAGGAAAAGCCGTATGGGTTCCCCCTTCAGTAGTAGTAGTAGGAGCTTACGCATTTAATGACCAAGTAGGAGCAGAATGGTTTGCAGTAGCAGGTCTTAATCGTGGAGGTATTCCATCAGTATTAAAAGCTGAACGTAGACTACAACAATCAGATCGTGATACTTTATATAATTCCAATATTAATCCTTTAGCAACATTTCCTGGTGAAGGAGTTGTTATATGGGGTCAAAAGACATTACAAAAACGTCAAACATCTCTTGATAGAGTTTCAGTTCGCCGTTTATTAATTAATCTTAAAGGATTTATAGGACAAGTAGCTCGTAATTTAGTATTTGAACAAAATACAACAGTTACTCGTAATAGATTTCTATCACAAGTAAACCCATATTTAGATTCAGTAGTTCAACGTCAAGGTTTATATGCCTATAAAGTGGTAATGGACGATTCTAATAATACAGCAGATGTAATTGATAGAAATCAATTAGTAGGACAAATATATATTCAACCAACTAAAACAGCTGAATTTATAGTATTAGACTTTAATGTTCTTCCTACTGGTGCAACTTTTCCACAATAAGTCATAATTAATAATATTTATTAATAGAAATAATAATTAAAAAATGCCAGTATTAAACCCAAATGAAATAATGTTTACAGCGTTTGAGCCTAAAGTTCAAAATCGCTTTATAATGTATATTGATGGTATTCCATCATATATGATAAAAAAGGTTGTAGCTCCAGGATTCGACGCAGGAGAAATTGTATTAGATCATATCAACGTTTATCGTAAAGTTAAAGGTAAAGTTAGATGGAATGATGTTAATATTGAATTATATGATCCTATAACACCTTCAGGTGCTCAAGCCGTAATGGAATGGGCTCGTTTAGCTCACGAATCAGTAACAGGTAGAGACGGTTATTCTGATTTTTATAAAAAAGATATAACTTTTGATATAATTGGACCTCCAGGGGATGTTGTTGGAGAATGGCATCTTAAAGGAGCATATGTAAAAACTGCTACTTTTGGTGATTATGACTTTGCCGCAGATAGTTATATATCATTAGCATTAACTCTTGCAATTGATTATGCTGTATTAAACTTCTAAAATAATTTTAAATTTAAAAGAAATGCTCGATTTATTCGAGCATTTTTACTTTATAAAATATTTATTGTAAACAATTAATATGAAAGTTACTATCCCTTTTGAATATGGACAATCAATATATATGAAAGATGATCCTGACCAAACATCATGTACCGTTATAGGATTTGTATTAGAACCTAATAAAAATCTTAAATTAAGACTGTCATATATGGGGGATATTTATGAGGTTTATGATTTTGAAGTTTCTAAAAGTCCATCAGATCTTAAAAGACTCGATATAAATTTGGACGAAGAAGATGAATAGTATATATTTATATCAAAAGATATAATATGGCTGAATTAAAATTACCAACAGAAATAGTTATGTTGCCCTCAAAAGGTCTAGTATACCCCGAGTCTAATCCGCTATCATCAGGTTCTATATCTATGAAATATATGACGGCTCGCGAGGAAGATATTCTTACCAATACAAATTTTATAAAAAACGGAACAGTTATTGATAAATTATTACAATCTTTAATAGTTTCTAAAATTAATTATGATGATTTAGTTATGGGGGATAAAAATGCTATCTTAGTAGCTGCTCGTATATTAGGTTATGGAAAAGACTATAGTTTCACATATAAAGATGAAGAAGTAACAATAGATTTACAAACTTTACAAACTAAAGAGTTAGATGAAAGTTTATTTACGAAAGGAACGAACGAATTTAAATTTGAATTACCTAACTCCGGTAATCAAATAACATTTAAATTATTAACTCATGGAGATGAGAAAAAAATAGAGGATGAATTAAAGGGATTAGCTAAAGCATTTCCTAAAGGTTCATTTGATTTAACTACTCGTCTTAAATATATGATTACTTCTGTAGAGGGAAAGCGAGATCAAAAATCAATCAGAGATTTTATAGATAATTACTTAATAGCAAAAGATTCTAGAGCTTTTAGAGAATACTATAAAAAAATACAACCCGATATTATTCTTAAATTTATGCCAGAGGATGAAAATTACACAGGGGAGGGTGTAAATATCCCAATAGATGTTAACTTTTTTTGGCCTGACGCAGGAATATAGACTTAATTTATTTAGACTTATTCATCAAATAGTATTTAATGGACAAGGAGGATATGATTGGGATACTATATATAATATGCCTATTTGGTTAAGAATATTCACATTTAATATGTTGAAAGAGCATTACGAAGAACAAAATGAAAAAGTAAAAAAACAACAACAAGAATTAAATATAAATAAAAAACCCGTGCATAAACTAGATATAACTCCAGACTATGTCGCTAAGGCTCCTAAAAAATAGGAGTCTTAAATATTTATACACATATGGCAATTAATCCTAACCTAGATCCCAAACAAGATATTGATGATATTAAAGATGAGTTATCATCGTTAACTGCAATTTTCAGAGATGCAGCTAGTGATATTATGACTAAACTAAAGAATATTAATACATCTATAAAAGCTAGAACAGATGAAACTTTAAAAAGTGTTAGAAAACACATAAACGAAATCCAGGATGCTTATCTTAGAACAAATGGTATAATTGGTAAAGCAATTAAAGGTGAATTGTCTCGTAAAAAAATTACTCAAGAAATTAAAAAACTTGAAGAAGGTTTATCTAAGGCGTTAGAAGGTCAAATATCTGCTATACAAAAAGAAATTGAGTTAACAACTAATTCTAAAAGAAAAAAAGAATTATCTAATCTTAATGAATTATTAAAAGAACAAAAAGATACAATTGAGGATATTATTAAATTACAAAAAGAAGAATTAAAACAATTTGATGTTTTTGCTAAAAAGTTACAACCTCTTTTTGGAATATTTAAAGGATTAAAGAAAATTCCTATTATAGGAGATGTTCTTAATCTTGATAAAGCCATGGAAGCAATGACTGATAAGGCTAAAGAGGGTGGTGGTGTTTTTAAAATATGGGGAGCCGGAATAAAAGGATTTTTAGAAGGCATAAATTGGGCTGCATTAGCTTTAGGTTTTATTGTTGATAAAGCAAGTAAATTTATAGCTCAATCAACAGAAATTGGGAAATCATTGGGTTCCAATACTGACGACTATAGATATAATATAGGAAAAATAGCTCGTGATTCAACTAATATTAACATTACTACAACTAATTTAGTAGATGCGTTTAAACAAATAAGTGAAACGACTGGTTACACATCTGAGTACTCAGAAGATATATTAAATACACAGGTTAAATTAACTAAACAAGTAGGTTTAGCTGGCGATGAAGCCGCTCAATTTTACAGATTATCTATTTTAACAGGTAAATCGTCAGAAGCTATTTATAATTCATATGTTAAAGGAATTGTAGCTATTTCAAATCAATATAAAGTAGGGTTACCTTTAAAAGCTACACTAGCGGAAGTTGCAAAAGTATCAGGACAACTAACAGCAAACTTAGGATATAATCCCGAATTGATTGCTAAAAGTGTTGCTCAAATAAAAGCATTAGGTCAATCTTTAGATGAAGCTAAATCTACTTCTAGTTATTTATTAGATTTTGAATCTTCAATAGGAAGTGAATTAAAAGCTGAATTATTAATAGGTAAACAATTAAACTTAGAAAGAGCTAGAGAATTAGCTTTGAGAGGTGATATAGCCGGAGTAGCACAAGAAATAGCTAATCAAGGAATTGATGCTTTTAAATTTGCTCAAATGAATGTTATTGCTCAAAAGGCATTAGCAGAATCTTTTGGCTTACAAGCAGATCAATTAGCAGAACAACTTAGACGTAGAGAAGAAGCTTTACAAGCGGGTAAATCTTTAGCTCAATTAAATGAAGAAGATGCTAAAAAGGCTTTAGAGCGTCAAAATATACAAGAAAAATTTAATAATGCTATTTTAAAATTACAAGATATAGTAGGAACTCTAGTAGAAGGACCATTTGGTCAATTATTAGATTTATTAACGGATATATTATCTTTAGTGACGTATATAACTAAACCATTTTCATGGTTAAATTCATTAATTGACACTATAACAGGTACATTTACAGGATTAGCGGGTGTATTAAAAACAATAGCATTATTAGTTGGAGCAATAGCTGTATTTTTAAATCCTGTAGCAGCTTTAGGAGGACTATTAGCTATTGGATTAATAGGAGCAGGAATTGAAAATTTAACTAAAGGAGATGATGTTGTTTCTCCAGGATATGGAAATCGTACACTACTAGGACCTGAAGGAGCAATAGCATTAAATAATAAAGATACAGTGGTGGCAGGTACTAATTTATTTGATAAAGGAAGTTCATCAGGTGTAGATTTATCTCCAATGATAAAAGCAATAAACGACGTAAAAGCATCTGTAGATAGATTATATCAAAAAGATACTACTATTAATCTTGATGGTAGAAAAGTAGGTACCCTATTAACACAAGGTTCCTATAAAACCGCATAAAAATTTAATATTTATATAAAATAACAATAACCATGGCATCAGTACTAGATCAACTAACAAAAAGTACATTAAGTTTACAAGGAAATGGATTTAATCCTCAACAATTTATATCAAATTGGGGATATGTAGATTCTACAAATAATTTAGATCCTGCAGCTAGTAAGCTTCAAAATACTTACTCTATTAATTCAGTTCCAAATGTAAAATTAGTAGATTTTAATAAAAACGGAAATACAACTGTTAAAGAAGAATCTCATTTGGATGAAACAGATCCTATTGCACCTAATAACTACCAAGCAGGTTTACCAGGTTCAGTAGTATCAACTATTTATAAATCATTACCCGGAAGAAAATATCCTGATTTAGGACCTCAAGAAGGGAGATATTAATATATGCCTGGAATATTAGATTTAAAGACTAATCTTAAATCTCTTAAATACGGAAATGATAAACCTGGAGGTGATAGTAGTGGGCAACCATATATTCAAAAAGCTATACCTGAGGATCGTCCACCTGTATTTGACGATGGTTTAATAAGAGGAGGCGCCTTAGGTGCCTTAGGGCATTCTCTTGAAGATACCTTAAGGGTGAGTAAATTCCTTACAGATTTTCCTAGAGGTCCTTTGTTTTTAGCTAAACAAGTAGGACTACAATTATCTAATCCAGCTATTGAAACTAAAAAAATTCAAATTGGTAATGGACAAGGTATATTAGGTTTTATTGGAAATACATTAAGTGATTTAAGTAATACCTTAGGTCCTACAAGAATATATAACTTAGGATTAAATACTTTAGCTCAAATCCCAGTTAATGCATTTGGAGGTCATTTTAATCGTCACGGTTTATTACCTATACAAGATGAAAATACCAAATACGAAGCCGTAGTTAAATATAATAATGAACAAGGACAAAATAGATTAGTTAATCTAACTACTAGATTAATTAATCCTGTTCAGTCTCAGACAGGTTTAAATATTTTTAATGGAGCTTTAGGAGTAGCTAATACAGCCTTAAATATAGTTAATGGAGTATTTGGAACTAGTGTTCCTGCTGTTCAACCCCAACAATTAAATATAAATCAATATATAGGAGGACCTGATTCTGTTTACG